TACATGAATTCACTTTTCTTTGGAAAAATATTAAAAGGTATTGGTGGCTTTGTTAAAGCTATACCTCAGTCAATTAGTGGCATGTGGACGAGCATTCGAACATTCTTTACGAACGGTATTTCTGGAGCAACCAGCTCTGTGAGCAATTTTGTCGCAAACATTCCTAAAAAAATTGTTTCTATGGCAACCAATGCAAAAAATTCAATAACTGGTATGTGGTCGAGCATTAAAACGGCGTTTATCAACGGTATATCTAATGTTGTTACAAAGATGAAGAATTTGCCAAGGGATATTGCAAATGGCATCAAAAACAATGCTGGAAAGGTTGTAGATGCTTTTAAATCAATGTTCAAGAAAGCTCAACAAGCTATCAAGAAGCCTGTGAATATGGTAATTGGTGGTGCCAATTGGGTGCTAAAGAAGTTTGGCGCAAAAGAGATCCCAACATGGAACCCAGACGAGAAATATGCTAAAGGAACACCAAAAGGTGGTCATAAAGGCGGTAGTGCTTTAGTCAATGACGGCAATGGTGCTGAAATGGTAATCATGCCAAATGGTCAAAGCTTTATTCCAAAGGGAAAGAACGTTTTAATTCCTAATGCGCCAGTTGGTATGCATGTGATGAATGCACAAGATACGGCTATGGCAATGGGGAGAGCTACACCAACTTTTGCATATAAAAACGGTACTAGCTGGTGGGATGATACCAAAAACTTTGTCGGCAATATGGGCAAATGGGCGAAAGAAAAAGTATCAAATGTTTGGGATTTTGTTTCTAATCCTAGCAAATTAGTAGAAATTGCACTCTCTAAATTCGTAGACTTTGGTGATACTACTGGCTTCGCATTAGACGCTAGTAAAGGTTTGGTCGGAAAAGCTAAGGACTCTATGTTAGGGTGGGCTAAAGACTTATTTAGCACCAATGACCAAGGTGGCGTTTTTGATGGCTCAACTGATAGTCAATGGGGCGTTTTCAGTTATCTGAAAGATATCGCCGATAAAGCTATTTCTAAATTTGGTGAAGGTTTACGAATTACAAGTGGTTATCGTGCTGGAGATCCACACTACCATGGTAAACGTCAAGCAATCGATATTGCTCTACCAGCGTCAATGAATGGATCATCAAAAAATAAGACAATTGCCAATTGGGTATATGACAACTTTAGAAAGCAAGTCGCATATGTAATCACCAACGGCAAAGTACGTGACAGATCAGGCTTCTCAGGCACAGGAAAATCGGGTAATTGGGTAGGATGGCCATCTAATGATCACTATGATCATGTACATATCAATGGGCTGTTAAACTCATCCAACGTTACAAAAGCGGTAGGAAAGACTTACGCTAATTCAGTTGAAAAGTGGCGCTCAATCGCAAGTCAAGCATTACAAATGGAAGGTCAATATAGTTCTGCTAACTTAAATGCTTTGATGAATCAAATCAGAACTGAATCAAATGGTAATCAATATGCTATCAATAATTGGGATATTAACGCTAAAAACGGCACACCTTCAAAGGGTTTGCTACAGGTGATTGACCCAACGTTTAGAGCATACGCTCGTAGTGGTTACAACAGTAATATTTATGACCCACTATCTAATATCCTAGCATCAATCAGATACGCTAGAAGCCGTTACGGCTCATTAACAAGCGCTTACAGAGGTGTCGGTTATGCAAACGGTGGTTTTATCACTAAACAACACCTAGCAATGGTGGGAGAAGGCAATAACCCAGAGGTGGTTATACCTTTAGCAAATGCTAAGAGATCACGAGCAATGGAGTTATTGGCAAAAACCAAAAATATTTTAGGTGATAAGGATGCTATTATTGTTAATAACAACAACGATAATAACGATCTAAAATCTCTAGAATCAAAATTCGATATGCTGATCAATATTGCTACAGCTTTACTTAACAAAGAGGTTGCAGTTAATTTAGACGGCAGAAAATTAAATAAGGCAATGGAAGATATCAAAACGAGAAATGCGATTCAAAAAAATCGTGGTGGCGGTTTGATTACGGCTTAATCAAGATAGAGCTTGGGATTGATTTCCTGAGCTTTATTTTTTTGTAAATAGTCAAAAAACATACTAATTAATGAGAAAACATACAAAGTAGGTGAAATATATTGTCAACGACAATTGAAAATAATGAATATACATTCTTGAATCACGTCATTTTTGATGGAGTATCATCAACTTCACTTTTTTATGTGACTGATATGAGTTATTCACTGCTCGATAAAGATGTTCAAACCGAGCAGATCGGAAAACAAGACGGTACGAGTATCAAGCGAGTTCGTACCGCAGAAAAAGATTTTACCTTATCAATACTATTCACAGTTGATCAATTAGTTACGCAATCAATAACGAATATCTATGATTTAAGGCGTACAATTGCTAACTATTTTAATTCAGATGAACCAAAAGAGCTGATCTATTCAGCTGACCCAGCGATATATAGAAAAGTAATTTATACTGGTACCTCTGAAATTGAGTTTTTAAACAACAGAACATGTAAAGCAAAAGTTACTTTTTTAAACCCAACAGGTGTTGAATATGCAAGAGATAATAAAGTTACAACTAACATTGTACCGAGTGATGGATCTGGCAACTTATTCTTGCAACCAGAATTTGGTTTGAAAACTAAATATTTTGAGGATTGGACATTTGTTGAGCCAACTGAAAAATATAATGGTTCAAAGATTTTAACAGCTAACTTTGACGAAGATACTGAAAAACTCTATCCACAAGGTAATATTGCTTGGGTAAAAAATGCGAGTAGAAGAAGAATTGATTTATCAAAAGGCGACAGTATATCTGCAAGCATCTGGGTGAGACTAAATGAAGCAACTTCGTTAGTTGCTCCTTTTGCATGTGGGATTGAAGAATATTCCGAGCGTGGCGGAACAAGAAAATATTTAAAAAACTTAACAAACAAAACTCTTGTAGTTGGTTCGTGGGTTCAATACAAACTTGAAAACTATAGAATTCAGGGATCCGATACTAAATATATTGCTTTAGTACCAAGGACTGCGTCACGTGGCAATATAAGTATTTCTAAACCACAATTAAATGTAGGATCAACCCTTACAACATATGCAGTCACAGAGACTACTTTAGATGATAAGTTGATTCTAGATAATAATGGCACGTATAAAACATATCCAATGCTACGTGCAAAACTAAGAAGCGAGAGCGGTCTATTAAGCTTTATTAACTCAAATGGTGGTGTATTAGCATTCGGTAATGCAGAGCAACTAGATGTCGCTCAGAGTGTTAGATCAGATAAAGTGATGACGGGTGGGTTTGCTGGTTCTTTGCCTACTGGATCAACGCTAAATAAGGGTGTTACTAGCTATCCTACCTATACAGCAGATGGTGGAAGTACAGCTAACTTGATGAAAGGTAGCTGGAGTTGGAAAAATAAAGAAGTAGCGACACCTGTATACAGTTCTTCAGCAAACGATCGTTGGAATGGACCCGCATTTACTGTTTCAATTCCTAAAAATTCATTGACCAAAAACACTGGTGACTTTACTTTTGTAAATCGGTTTAATTTTAGATCGGGCATTAAAGAGAGAGGACGCATTGAGTTCGTATTATCGAGCGGTGGTAAACACTTTCTAGGATTTGTTATGAGGGATTCCGTTCAATCAAAAAATGAAAAAATTATTGAATATCACATCAATGACGTCATGGGTGATCGTAGTTTTACACTCGATTTAAAGAAATTTAACGGTAGTTTCTTTGAGTTGCAAATTAAACGAGCTGGTAATAAGGTCACTTTTCAGCTAGGACAGATCACAAGTTTATCAAATGGAGTAAGTCTTAAAAAAGATGCCATCCATACAAAAACCTATACCAATGACGCTTACAAAGATAAAGCAGTAGAAGATGCCACTTTTTGGGCTATGAGATTTGGAAACACGACAGAGGTCAAAATGGACTTCACTGACACTAATTTTACATGGGTAAATACTCCGCAGTGGAAAGATGTAGCCAATCTTTTTGATGATCAAGATGAGATCGCAGTAGACATTAAAAACCGCAAGCTTTTCATTAACGGAGTTGAGACCAATGGTTCTGAATATCACAAAATCAATAATGAATGGGAAAGCTTTGCCTTAAATCCATCATCAAGCACTACGATACAAACAATTACGAGTGATTGGGCTAAGACACCTGAGTTTGAAGCAGAATTTGAAGAATCATTCGTGTAAAGACAACTATTAATTTAGTTGTCTTTTTTTAATATATAGAAAAGGAGAATTTACATGACAAATTTTTATTTTACAGACAGAAAACATAACTTACTAGAAATCGTAAGCACAGAGGATACTCGTATTAAGGCAAGCAAGGTTACTGATATGCAAAGTATCAATGACAGCGTTCGTGTTTTTGAAGCAACGTTGATTTTTGAAGAAGAGAATCACGAAACAGCTGATAAAATTACGCAAGTAGGAAACTTTGTTTTATACAAAGATTTGCAAGGAGATTCAGTTTGGATCACAATCGAAAGTCAAGAATATGATCCTGAAGAGGGACTAGTATCAATCACAGGTCGTGATGCGTCAATTGATCTGATCAATGAAGTAAGAGCGCCATTTACCCCTGACAAGGCATATACGATCGCTGAATATATCAAAATGTTTACAAATGACAGTGGGTTTGAGATCGGAACGAATGAGATACCTGATAATAAACGAACATTGACAGCTTGGGAAAATGAAAATACTTCATTAGAAAGAGTTTTATCAGTTGCAAATCAATTTGAAGTTGAAATTGACTTTAGCTTTGAAATTGACGGATTAGACGTAGTAAAAAAATATATCAATGTTTTTAAAAAACGTGGATTGACAGATGATAATACAAGTTTATACGTAGGAACAGAACTGAGAAAAATCGTATCTAAAAAAGACGTTTACAATCTGTATAATGCTATCAAAGCAGAAGGTGCTATTCCAGAGGGGAAGGAAACACCAATTACTTTAAAAGGTTATAAGTATACTGATAGCACAGGTCAATTTATTTTGGATAGTGACGGCGTATTAAAAGACACAGAGTCAGTGAAAGAATGGTCACGACTACTGTCAAATGAAAACCCTAATCCAACGACTAGCTATATTTATCGCTATAAATCCTTTGATACAACGGATCAAAAAAAGTTGTTTGATATGGCGTTAGCTGATCTTAAAAAATCAACAAAAGTTACTGAGAACTATGAAATAGAAATTATTTCATTGCCGAAACAAATCAAGATTGGTGAAACAATCAATGCGATCGATGAAAAAAGAAAAATCTTTTTAACCGCTCGTATTTTGTCCATAGAGTATGACCACGTATATGGTGACGCTACAGCAACCTTGGGTGATTTTTTGGTACAGCAAGGTGACGATTTGAGCAATTTAAAGGCTTTGGCAAGTCAATTGCAGTCTCAGGTAAAAACGATCGAAGAAAACACACGTGGCAAGTCAATTGTTGTAACATCCACAACGCCACCTAAAGAAACTGAAAATGTACTCTGGATTGATATCTCTTCTCAACATGCGCCTATTAAAACGTGGCACGAAGAAACGAAAACGTGGGTGCCTATCTATGAAATGCCAATTGAAGTTAGTTTGAAGAGCGACGCACCATTTTTACACAGAACAGTGCCAAATGTAAAAGCTTATGCGACAGTCAAGCAAGGATATATAGACATAACCGATAGAATACCAGATCACTGCTTTGTTTGGAAAAAAGTTCAGGGAACTGGATGGGACGAATCTTGGGGCGAACGGATTGGACAAACGATTACTTTGACAAGAGATGATGTCAAAGGCAAAACGTTCTTTGATTGCGTAGTAGAATTTGAACCCGAAGAAATATGGACGACAAATGGATAGTAAAATGACGGATATTTTAAATCATAATTGGTTACAACCAATCTTTGCATTTGTGGGCGTGATTGTGTATTATCTTTTTGGCAGTTGGATCGAACTAATGACAGTGCTGATCGTATTAAATACACTAGATGTATTAACAGGACTTATGAGCGGTACAAAAAAACGAAAACTTAGTTCCAAACGTTTTTACAATGGTATTAAAAGAAAAAGTGGGATGTGGATATTAATTATAGTAGCAAATCTAATTGATACAATTACATTTTCAAGCATGCCAGTTGCTAAAACAGCTATGTGTAGCTATTTAATCGGTATCGAGGGATTGTCGAACTTGGAGAACTTAGGTAAGATGGGCGTTCCTATGCCGACATGGATAAATAAGACATTGGAACAGTTGAAAAGTGATAATGATGATCAATTGAAGAAATAATTTAGTTCCAATCAATGGCAATAAATGCTACTATAATATAGTAGTAAAATATAGTAGTAAAAAATAAAGATGAGGTGATTTAATGTCTTTAATTAATTTCAGATCTCAAGAAAACAATAAACCATCCATTCAAGAAACGACCGATTTTTTAAAAGAAATGATCATACAAAGCAGAGACTATATTACACCATTAAAAACAAATAAAGAAAAAACAGCGATATTAGTTGATAAGTCCGACAAAGATTTATACGACTGGGCAGAAAACGGCTAGTTACTAGCTATTTAGTTTACATGTTAAAGTATCGTGATATAATATACTTAGAAATTAATATTCTGGCTAAGAGATGTTACATCTCTATATTAATTTCACATTGCGATAGCAATGGATTTTCGGGTTAGATATTAACTAATCGTTGATATCTTTTTTTATTAGTAGAGTAGCACTGATTATATCTGTGCTACTCTGTTTAATAATTTAACTCAATTTAAATACGCCCTAGCAAGTTATTTTTGATAATTTTAGTATTTTTATGAAACTTGAAATTCAGTTCAAAAATTGGTGTCCATTTTGGTGTCCATTTGACTTTAATTTATCATAATAAACAACGATGAAAGTTTTCTGAAAACATCATTTAAGCCTGATTTTAAAAGGTTTTTAATCTATTTAAAAACCTTAAAATTTTTTATCCAGTAGCGCAAGAAGCATAAGAAAATGACATCCAGATTACGAAAAAGTAACCTGGGTGTTTTTTTATACATCAATGAAACCGTTTTAACAAAGTAGTCAATATTAATGACTTTTAAAAGGAGCGAAGCAATGATTCAATTAAAAGAAATCACGAAGAAAAACTATCGTGCGTGTATGAATTTGAAGACAACGAAGGAGCAAGAAGACTTTGTTGCGCCCAATTGGTATTCAATGTTAGAGGCAATCTATGAGGAACCTCGTCAGGCGTTTGCTCTATACAATGAGGAGGAAATGGTCGGCTTTATGCTATTTAGTTTTTACGAGGCGGATGAGGATTATCCAAAAACTTCATGGTGGATCGAGCGGTTTATGATCGCAGAAAAATTCCAAAATCAAGGGTTAGGCACTCAGGCGTTTCTTGCTGGGTTAGATTGGTTCAAAACCCATATCCAAGCGCAAGAATTAAGGATCTCCGCTGTGAATGGCAACGAGATCGCAACGAAGCTTTACGAACGCAATGGCTTTGTTTTGACGGGTGAAATGATTGATAACGAGCATGTACTCTTGTTGCAGCTGTCAACGGATCAAGGATAACGTACTCTTTCTATAGTAAGAGAATGAGTTCAAAAGCAGAAATTCTTAAGTGAATCCTCTGCTTTTTTTGTTGTTTCGTTCAAAAAAGTGTGCGGGCATCTTCTGGTTAGACGTTTTAAGAAATTTTGTGCACTTAGGGCAAGAATTACGAGTATATCCATGCTTTGTTCTTCACAAAGTTCCTTTTGCGATTAACGGAATCTTTACACGTTGATAACATAAACCTTATATTCATTTGATACTCTGAGGAAGTAGAACAAAGGTATCTGAAATTTCGAAAAACGTTGATTATTGAGAATCTGCTCACGAACGATTTCGACTTAAACACGAACATTATCGAAAAAGAAAACGTTCGTAATTCGAAAAAGATTGTTTTTAATTCGTTGGTTTTTTATAATCAAAAAGGAAAGTTCGGAATTCCATGAGTTCGATTTTTTTAATGAAAAGGAGAAAAAGTGAT